TGACAGACCAGTAATATTTTGGTATAATACGTACTAAATTAAACGAGTTATATATTATGAAGCCTAAAGAAAAACCGCACTACGTAAGTAACAAAGACTTCTCAAATGCAGTTGTCGAATATTGTACTACTGTAAAAGAAGCAAAAGAAAACGGTAAGGATCATCCTGTAGTAACTAATTATATTGCTACATGTTTTCTAAAGATCGCAGAAGGCCTTTCTCACAGAGCAAACTTTGTCCGATATACTTATCGGGAAGAGATGGTTATGGATGCTGTCGAGAATTGTCTCAAAGCAATTGAGAATTATGACATCGAAGCAGCTACCCGATCCGGTAAACCTAATGCATTTTCATACTTCACACAGATATCATGGTATGCTTTTCTTCGGAGAATCCAAAAAGAAAAGAAACAACAAGACATCAAAATGAAGTATATTGCTGAAGCAGATATCAGCGCATTCATGGATGGTGACAATGAGGATGGTGTATATCAGCAACAATCATCTCCCTTTGTTGACACTCTCAGACAACGCATTGATGTAGTAAAGAGTGCAGACTCAGAATTCAAAGAATACGTGAAAGAAGAAAAGCAAAGAAAGAAACGTGCTGTATACGTAGACTCAGACCTATCGGACTTTATAGAATGATGTGGACTTATGAGTGCAAAGCAGGAACCTACAAAGAGGATTCCCTATTTTGTTTGCTGTGGACTATCTTCACACACCGACTACACCACCTCATAAAAGACGGAAGATTTTCAGATTAAACTTGACAGACACCTTTTTTTGTAGTATAATAGTCGTCATATAAATTGAGTTGAGTCATTTATGAAAATAGCAATACTTAACGACACCCACTGCGGATGTCGTAATTCTTCGGATATCTTTATGGATTACCAAGAACGCTTCTACAGTGAGGTGTTCTTTCCTTATTTGAAACAAAATGGTATTACTCAGATTTTACATCTGGGTGACTACTATGATAACCGTAAGACTATCAACCTCAAAGCGTTGAACCACAACCGCCAGATATTCTTGGATAAACTCCGTGAGTATAATATTCACATGGATATCATTCCTGGCAACCACGACGTTTATTTCAAAAACACTATCGAGTTGAACTCTCTCAAGGAGTTGATGGGTCACTATATCAATGAGGTGGACATTCTCATGGACCCTATTGTGCGTGATTATGGCGGTGTCAAGTTTGGTCTTGTCCCTTGGATATGCCCTGAGAATGAGAAAGAGTGCTTGAAGTTCCTAGAGAATTGTGGTGCAGATGTCATTGGTGGTCACTTCGAACTCGCAGGGTTTGAAATGGACAAGGGTTTAGTATGTAAAGAGGGTATGGACCCTAAACCTCTACAGCGGTTCGAGACCGTGCTGTCTGGACACTTCCACACTAAGTCAAGTAAAGGTAACATCCATTATCTTGGCGCACAGATGGAATTCTTCTGGAACGATGCACATGATAGAAAGTTCTTCCATGTCTTTGATACAGAGACTCGTGAGATGATGCCTATTCAGAACACGGTCACACTGTTTCATAAGATTTATTATGATGAGAACACCATTAATTTCTTCGAGGACCTCTCATATCTAGATGGTAAGTTTGTCAAATTGATTGTGTCTAATCGTTCAGATATGCAGAAGTTTGAAAGATATGTCGAGAGAATCCAGCGACAGAAGATTCATGAGCTCAAGATTGCCGAAGATTTTAAAGAATTTCGTGGTGAAAATGTCTCAGATGAGGATTTAAGGGTTGACGACACGGAAACTTTAATCTATAATTACATACAAGAGGTCGAGACTGATTTAGATAAGGAAAGAATCACCGACGTAGTATCTGAACTAATGATTGAAGCACAGGCGGTAGAAATTGCATGATTAAATTTGAAACCCTACGTTGGAAGAACTTTCTTTCGACGGGTGATTATTATAATGATATAAACTTCCTAGACAGCTCTACCAATCTTATTGTTGGTGAAAACGGTGCAGGGAAGTCTACAATGCTTGACGCGTTGTCGTTTGCATTGTTTGGTAAGGCTCACCGTAAGATCACCAAGAACCAATTAGTTAACACGATCAATAACAAAGGATGTGTTACTGAAGTAACCTTTGTTGTAAATGGTATACAGTACCGTGTAGTGCGGGGAATCAAACCCGCCAAGTTTGAAATCTGGAAAGATGGTACTATGATCGACCAGAGTTCACACGCAAGAGAATATCAAGAGATTCTTGAGAAGAACGTCCTACAGATGTCTCACAAGAGTTTTCACCAAATTGTTGTTCTCGGCTCGTCGTCTTTTGTCCCGTTCATGCAACTCAACTCAACCTCTCGGCGTGACGTGATAGAAGACCTTCTTGATATTAACATATTTTCCAAAATGAATGTGATACTCAAGGAGAAAATCTCTCTCCTCAAAAGCGAGCTCGAGGGCAACAACCATTCTATTGAGATGATCAAAACTAAGATAAATTCACAGAAGAAGTACATCCGTGATTTAACTGCAATCAACACTCAGCATCGTAAAGATAAAGAGGGAGATATCGCAGAGCTCCAGTCAGAGATCGCGGAACTCAATGAACTGAATGTTACTTTATCTGAGACTGTCAATAATTTGATGCCTACCATTACAGATAACTTATGCAGTATTCGTGCCAATAAGAGTAAGTTGGATGAGTATTATGCACAGTTTAAGTCACAGGTAAAGTCTGTGGTTAAAGAGGCAAAGTTCTTTGATGATAATGAGGTATGTCCTACGTGCGACCAAGACATTGCAGAAGACTTGCGAAAGAATAAGAAGGATGCTGCGACCTCTAAGGCGAAAGAACTAAAGTCTGCAATGGATAAGGCAGAGGAACAACAGAAACAGTACCAGACAGAGATAACGACCCTAGAGGAACAGATGTCTAGCTGTCTTGCAGATCAGAATACTTTAAACAATAACAATCAGACTATTAGTCGTCTGCAACGATCTATCGGTAAGATACAACAAGACTTGCAAGATATGACTAACAGCGACGGTGATATGGGCCAGGCAAATACAGATCTAACAATGCTGGATTCCGAATTACACGGACTGACAGATGATAAGTTTGTTCTGAATGAGAAATCATCGTATAACCGCATTGCAAGTGAGTTACTACGAGACACTGGAATCAAGACTAAAATCATTCGACAGTACGTGCCGGTCATCAATGAGTTGACCAACAAGTACTTACAGATTCTAGATTTCTTTGTCCACTTTGAGTTGGACGATAGTTTTAGTGAGACCATCCGGTCACGTTACCGCGACACGTTCTCGTACGATTCTTTCTCCGAAGGTGAGAAACAACGTATAGATTTGTCTCTACTATTTACTTGGCGACAAATAGCCAAGATGAAAAATTCGGTATCTACTAATCTGTTGATACTAGATGAAACGTTCGACTCTTCGTTGGACGGTGAAGGTGTTGATAACCTTATGAAGATTATTGACACGTTGAAAGAAGACACTAATGTCTTTGTTATTTCTCACAAGACTGAACTGGAAGATGCTCACTTCGAACGCAAGTTGTCGTTTGTCAAGGACAAGAATTTCAGCAGAATGCGAGAAAGTACTTGACAGACGCGTCAAAATATTATATAATGTGTAACATATTAACTGAGGAATCAATCAATGGAACTATCTAACCGAACGGTCGAGATCTTGAGAAACTTTTCGACTATTAACCCAAACATCGTAGTCAATGGCGGCAACGTTCTCAAGACTATGTCTATTGCAAAAAACATTGTCTCCCGTGCTGAGATCGATGAGAGCTTCCCGAATACGTTCGGTATTTATGACCTCTCTGAGTTCTTGTCAGTATTGACATTGGTAGATCGCCCATCAATTACTTTTGGTGAAAGCTTCTGTACCGTATCTGACGGCAGTGGTTTATCATCGGTGAAATACTTCTACTCCGACCCTGAGATGCTCTCTGCACCTAAGAAAGATATCGTCATGCCTGAGTGTGAAGTCAAATTCTTACTCACTAATGAAACCCTAAGTAAGATCAAACGTGCATCATCTGCGCTCGGTTATGAAAATATCTCGATTCGTCCATCCGGAAACTCTATTGAAGTTACGGTTGTGGATACAGAAGATTCTACGTCTAACTCATTCTCTGTGTTAGTTGAAGGTCAATTCCCTGAAGGTGCTGATTTCAACTTCATCATGGGTGTGAATAACATGAAGTTGTTGGGTGAAGATTATGAGGTTTCTATTTCAACTAAATTGATCTCACACTTCAGATCCATTAATTCTAGCACGCAATACTTTATTGCGCTTGAAAAGTCATCTACTTACGGAGCATAACATGACTGAAGATCAAAAAAACTTAAACGACCTTTCTAACCGCGTATCACGTTCCTGTGTCGCGGTTGTAGATACCGTTGTGACTCGTGGTGGTTTCAAAGGTGAAGAACTTACTACTATTGGACAGCTACGCGACCAAGCAATTCAGGTTGTGGCTCTTTATGAGAAGGTAGCAAAAGCATTTGCTGAAGAAGAAGTAGCAGCTGCCGCAGAGACTTCTAAATCTAAGAAAAAGTAAATCCCCCTTTTCGGTCTTTTGAATCATTATGTCTTTACCCTGAGATGCGATTCGAACTGATTAAACACTATATAATGAATTATTTGATTCAAAAGGCCGACCCTTATGAAATGGTACGATAGAGAAGTTGCGAGAGAAACCCTTATACACGTTTCTTTAGGAACTTTAATAAACTACCCACTAAATATTTTCTTCACTTGGTTGGTGATTGTCCAGTGGGGAAATACAGATCCTATAGTTTTATCCACAACACTTACAGCGGGTATTTCAGTCGTGGCCTTCACGCGGATATACATAGTACGTACACTTACAGAAAAACGTAAGAAACGAATGCTCGGATAGCTCAGTTGGTAGAGCAGCTGACTTGTAATCAGCAGGTCGCAGGTTCGACTCCTGTTCCGAGCTCCATTCTTGGAGAGCACTGTGAAATTTACTACTAAAATATCTGACACTTTAGCCAGATCTCAAACTGCATTCTTTCGCTTTTTTGCGGACACATTCTTCGGTCAACGGTACGGTCATCGTGCACTTGTTTTAGAAACAGTTGCAGGGGT